GGTGCCTGTGTCCAATCACATGCTTTTAACATCAATGTGCGTCTTTGTCTTAACCAAGCCATAACGTTGTCAGTGTTAACATGTATAACTTGTGGTGTATCACCACTTAAATCTACTTTGCAACCATCTGGATGACATTTACCTAGCATGTATGTTAAACCAGGATTGACTCTGCACAATTTAATAACCTGTGCTTCAGTGGCATGATATTGATGAAATTTAATTTGACCAGTGGTTTCATGATATATTATATAATCTTTTTGCATTACTTGATATCTCCTCTGTTGACCTTAAACATATCATATTTTAAGTTTTTAAATCCTACGGTGTTTGCATTACCACCTATGTTTGCCAGTGTGTTATAACCTTCCATTTTGATTGTGGCATCTAGCATTTCATCTGTTACTGCAAACTCGCCTTGTGCATTTACCACAGTTGGTATGGTATCAAAATTCTCATATGTTTGACCAGTGCTTACAAAATTTTCTATGGTTTGACCATTTGCAAAATTAACATCTATACCAAAACGGAAGCCAAAATCTGCAAAACCACTGGCAGGTGTTTGTCCTAGTGGTGAACTGTTTGTGAGTACAGTATATGTACCATTTTCAATGTTTGCTAAATCAACTGGTACTCTAGGTGCTATTTCTCTAAATACTGCTGTATTACTGGTTAAATTTACATTAGTAGCAGGTGCAAAGTCTACTTGTCCGCCTGCACTATATTGTGCTAAATTAAATCTAGTGACTGAACCACTGTATGCCTCTTGATTAACTACCACAGCATTACCTGTGATATTTTGTATGCCATTAAGTGTTTTTGACAATTCTCCACCTGCACCAACACCTGCAACTTGAAAACTTAAATTGTGGTCAGGCTCCCAACCACCTAAATACTTTCCTGATATTGTAACAGTATCTGCATTTGCATAACCACTACCTGGCTGATCTGGATTTATAGTGACATTTGCGTATACTCCAGATGCTATGTCTTTTCTGATAATGAATTTTGCACCTGTACCACTACCTGATGTGGTTGTTTGAGGTATACCAAACATTTTGTTTTCTAAACCATTAGCCGGCAAGTATAATGGATGTTCTCTGATATCTAAAATATCTGTGGGATCATCTTCTGGTGTTCTTTTTGTTGATTCTGTGATTGTTGGTGCTACATAATTGGTATCTGTGTATTCTAACAGAGTCATTTCACAAGTTATCATTGCATTTTCAGTTAATTTTTCTTTTGACCTCATTACTTTGAATAATTTGTTATTGAAACCAAAATCGGTGTTGTTTACTTTTACCACATCACCAGCATCTATTTGTAATGTGCTATAATCACCAGTCAATTGACACACCATACCATTTCTACTTTGATTTAATTCTATATTTCCTAATAATTCTGCATGTATATTGTTGTTAACTAATTCTGCACGGAATTCTAATGGATTATCTGGCTCATTGGGATTACGATCACCACTGGGTGTTTCTAAGAATACAGTATTTGTTTGATCTTTTCTGTTTCTATCTGCAAAACTGACTTCAACTTGGTTGAACATGTTGTATAATTCTGTGCTACTTACTGATATTTTACTTACTATGTTATCATCATCGAGTACAAAACAGTTTGCTAATTCATTTGTAGTCAATTCTCTATTTGGTATTGTTTTAAATTTGCCTTGCTTACCATCGAATGCAAAGAAAGTACCTGAATTTTGACAAATCTTGTCAATGTTGTCCATATTGGTATCAAAAGTACTCAAATAACCATTGATTTCATAACGTGCAATGTTGGCTGTTACATTTGCAATGTTTGTGTATGATACAAGTTCATTACAGAATCCTTTCATTGAGGTATTTGCTGTTCCTGTTATGCTGGTTACATCGATTAAACTGTTTGATAATCCACAACCCCATCTATCATTGTTTAAATATCTTATTAGTGCATCACCTGGATTGGTTATATCATTTTCCATTTCAAAAGTCATTTGACCTAAACCTGTTAAGCCATTTTCTGCATCATAATCCACTTCAACCATGGCAAATACCAATCCTTCCATGCTGTAATTTGTGATATCTGTCCAGTGTGGCATCATTGTGATTGCACTTTGCTTAAATCCAACTGAAGGGAATATTTGATCACCACTATTTGTACTACCTGCATATACTCTTATGCGTATTTTATTGTTCCAATCTTGGTTAGCAGTAGCATTAGGATCTGAGTAACCTGTAACTATGTGTTGATTAAATTGTAATATTGCATCACCCCAGTATATATCGTCAACAGAGTACGTGGCACCATCTATGTATTCACTTAACAGTATACAGTAGTGCATAGTTTGGTTTTCATTAGATATTGCTACATCGGTTATAGGTCCACTCATGAAGTTTTTACCAAAAGCAATTCCTATTTTATTATCTGTGCTTGGTGCTACTTGTACTTTACTGCCATTAACAGGTGTAGTACCTATGCCTGGCGTAGGTACATCAAATACACCTAATAATTTACTTGTTGCAAAACCTAAACCTGCGGCTACAACACCTGCTACAAGTGTACCTGCAAAACTAAGTCCTATACCTGCTATAGTGGCAAATGTACCTGTTAAACTTAAGGCACTTGCTACTGCGGCTCCTATTGCTGTAAATACTGCCATTAATTACTCCTGTTCTGCATAATATACTGTTTCAATTGGCTTGAATCCCCATTTGTCTAATTTGATATCAGGTGATTGATCCATCAATGTCATTGTGTATCCTGATATTTCACCTTGAGATTTTTGTTTTTTTGCTATTTCTAAATATTTGAGAAACAATTTGCCACCTGTTGTACCTGCTCTATGCTCTGGTTCAACCCACCAAGCCATTTCTCTCAACACTGGTTTTACTTTAGGCAACCAGATATCTGGTGCTGGCATGGCTATAAAGAATCCTACGCCTACATCTTTGTGAGTTGCTATCAACAGCACACCTACTTTTTTTATACTATATAATAATGTATCTATATAGTTATTGTCATATTCTGGGTTGTGCAAAAATTCCACAGGTGAACTGTTTGCAAAATTTATAAACATTCTTTTGATTTCTGCAAAATCACTTTCTTGTGCTATCTTGATCATTATCTTTCCCGTGCGTCTCTAAATCGTCCACGGTTACCTCCACCGCCTCCACCTGAAGAACCACCGCCACCAGATCCACCACCATTATAACCGCCAGTAGTGCCTGGTGCATATTCTTTACCAAAGTCAAAACTGGTGTTATACAGTATAGGTATTCTGTCAAAACTTTTATCATTGGGATAAATTCTTTTGCGTTCGTCTGGATTTGTTCTTTGTCCTGTTATTTTGTTTTTCAAAACAGTGGTTAAACTGGCTACTGTTATTGTGACTGTATAATCATTTTGTTTGCTTAGATAATTGAAACTTTCATTGATATTATAATTTGATATAACACCACTGAATCTTGTGTAAATATTGCTGGTTAATTGTAAACTTTCTGTGTCTACAAATGCTCTTTTGACTACAACATTACTGCCTTTTACAGGATTTGCAAGTATAAGACCAACATAGTCTTGATTGCTTGGTATACCACTTAGTGTTACTTGTAAATCACCTGTGTTATATTTCAAATCATCTACTATTTCATTTACATTTAAGAAATTACCTAATTCATTATATGTGATTGCACTAGGTCCTGTGCCTATAGTGACAGGTATATAATGACTGCTTATGTGATATGTTGTGGTATCAATTGTGAGATCAATCAGTGTGATAGGTGCAATGTTAGTGCCTTGTACTTCTGTGATAACAGTACTCATTACTCAATTATCTCCACGAATTCAAAATCACCACTAAATTCTATAAGATTGTGTGGTACTACACTATATGTTGGCGAAGTTAAGGCTTTTACTTGAAATGTTACATCTTTACCAAATTTAGGAGTTATGTTTACTCCCACAGGTGTATCTGCTGTATAAGGCAATAGACCTCTGTGTACAGGTACTCTCAAACTTGCACTACTGCTCCATGCTATATCTTCTGTGATTGTATACGGATAAGGATATGTACCTACAGTACCTTTTGGTTGTATGTAATCACCTTTCTTGAATAATGTACCACTTGGTGAACCTGTGACATTTACGGTATTGAGATATATGTTTGCTTCGCCTACTGTTAAATCGTTGCCGGCAGTGATAATTTGATCTAATTGAGGTTGAGATAAATTGCCTTGATATTCTGTGATATAAGCCATATTTGCATTTGTGCTACCTATATCAATAGTTTCCATTGTGGTTCTACTTGCATTATCTAAATCTTCTAATAAATTTCTATTTGTGCTATACTTTAGACCTTGTGGAGAACCCACACTAAATCTGTATATGCCTTGGCCTCTTTCTGCTGTTTTTACTCTGCCACTTCTACTCACAGTGAAACTGGTGACTTTTTGTCTATCTATGGTGATGTATGTTGCATTGTCTATGATTGTTTGAAATGACATGTTTATCCTCCTGGTAACCTTCTAGCACCTGCTTGTGTTACTGCAAATATAAATTCTGGATCACTTGCTACTAACTGTTGAAAACTTGGTGCATCTACGGCGTTTATGTTGTATGTGACATTTGTGCCACCCATTGCATGATTAGGCACTATACCTCCCATTGAATTAGGTACAAATATTTCTGGTCCTTTTTCGCCAACCAAATAAGGTCTGTTTCTCATAACAGGACCACCATTTGCTTTACCACCACCAAATATACCACCTAGGAATGAACCACCAAAGTCCATACCTGTTACACTACCACCTGAACCAAATTGTAAACCAAATATACTGGTCAGTATAGGTTGTATGATCATTAATCTCAATGCATCTGCTATAATTTGTGTGGTTAATGTTTTAAAGAATGTTCTAAATGATTCACCAGCACTTTTTCCTTCTAATAATGCTGTTGCTAGATCTGTACTTAAACTTTTTTGTGCTTGTCCAATTGTATCTAAGAAGTTTCTTAAACCTTCTTGATTTTTAAATTCTTCATCTAATTTGTTAATTAATGATGTTATTTCAGGTAAACTAAATTTTAAGTCTTCAAAATTATCTAATAAAAATTTTATAGCAGTATTATATTCTTGAGTAGTCGGAATTGTGTTTCTAAATACACCTTCGATACTGCCCATTGCTATTTTTACCCTTCCAGCAGATGTTGCCATGGCATCCATTATCTTAGTATCTTTTGCAAATGCGTCTGCTATTTGTTTGCCTATTTCTTCAACTGTAAGACCACCTGGATTTGCACCACCTAATAAATTGTATAATGATGCGGCTAATTCTCCGGAATCTTTGCTTAACTGTGATATTGCGGCGGAGGCATCTATTGCACCACTACCTAAGTTAATTGCTAAATCATCACCTAGGCCTTTTGCGGCATCGGCTGTTTTTTGTGCATCTGCACGAATCTTGGCCCCACCTGTTGTGAAGTCATCTACCAATTGGTCGACAGCATCTCTGGCAGTTGATACAGGTATAAATGTGCTTAATTCTGTTGATACATCATCAATTGCATCTAAGCCTTCTGTTCTTAATTTATTTGCGGCATCTGTGATGTTTTCAAAGAAATTGCTTACACTATCGACACCTGTGGTTATTTCTATGAGTTTGCCTATGCCTTGTCCTACATAGCCTATGCCTTCATATATGAGACCAAATGCTTTTACTACCACATTTGCCACAGTTCTTATTTGTTCACCAAAATTCTGTCTTATGCTTTGACCAACTCTACGCAAGAATTGACCCATACTTGCTACTATGTCTATAACTGTTGCTACTGCTCTTGCAAGTCTTATAACACCACTTACTACATTTTCACCTATGGTTTTTGCAAATTCTAATGCTTGTTTTTCATTGTCTCTGAATGTTTTTGTGATGTTTTCCAAGAATGATTGAAACTCTGGTTTGATTGCATCACCTAATGCGGCTTGAAAGTCTGTTACAGCATCGCCTGCCTGGTTAACAGCACCACTGTATGTTTTGTTTAGTTTTTCTGCACTACCGTCAACTTCTACACCAAATTCTCGGAATTTTGCAATAGTTTCATCTATACTATAAGTTACACCTGCTTCGAATCCTGCGGCTGCTAGTACACCTTTTTCTCTGAATACATCTGCCGCACCTGCACCAGCACTGAATGATCTCTGTATTTGTCCTGCGGCTGTTTCAAAAGGTATACCAAAGAGGCCGGCTATATCTGCGGCCAGTCTTATGTTTTCATCAAGTTCGCCTATGGTTCCACTTACTGTGGCTATACCAGGAGCACTTGCGGCTAATTCTTCAAATGCAACAGGTAAATCTCTCGCCACATCACGAATTTTGTTTAGTGCGGCTGCTCCACCTTCTGCACTACCTACAATGTTGCCTAATGTAACTTGTACATCTTCGAATTGTGCGGCAACACCTAAACTTTTACCTACTTGGTTAACTGCGGAACTAACTGCTACAAAACCTGCGGCTAATGGCGCCAATCTTGCGGCTAATCCTATTATACTGCCTTTTGTTACATTACCTTGACTGCTAAATCCTTTCATTGAGGATTTGGCTTGATTCATTCCCCTGTTAAATTGTTTTGAATTAAGGGTTAAGGTTACTTCTATGTTCTTTGCCATCTTATGATCCTATCTTTCTAATTTGATCTGTTACCAAATTATCTATTTCTTTAGTTGCTGGCTCAGTGAAACCTTGTGGAGATTGTTTGCTCCACCCTGTGTCTAATCTGTCTGCATATGGATATCTTGAACCTATTACTGATTTGTCTTTTTCTAATCTTGTTCTGTTTCTAGCATTGCCTGATTTTATAGGAGTACGACTTTTGAGATATGGATATGTTTTTTCCATAACGAATTGAGGCATATCTTTCAATTCCTTGAACATGTCTACAACTTCTCTATCGTTTACTTTTATTCCCATAATATTGTTCTGCTAGTTTGTCTACCTGAGTTTTATTATATAATTCAGGTGGTAATGGCTTGTTTGCCTCTTTGTAACTATTTACTACTTCTGTGGTAACTGCTACATCGAATACCATTAAATCAAATGTATCGCCTTTGGCTAATATATTTGTTGGTAAAACGCCATACCTCTTTGCCATTGCATCAAGTAATAGTATGTAATTTGTACTTGGCGAATCTTCTTCTATACTATGGGATGTTATTTTCCCAATTTTTCGCCTGCAAGTTTCATACATGCACCAATCACATCCATAGGTAACTGTAATCCATCTTTCATGATTTTTTCACCTTTTTCGTTTAGGATTATTTCTTGAATCATATTAACCATGCTTTCTGTGGTTTCACCCTCTTTAGCACTTGCTAACTTGGCAAAAACATCTAGAGGTTGTCTATCATACATGTAGAACTCTAATTCATCTCCGTATGTTTTTACAATTTCTTCGTCTTTTATGGTCAACTTGATTAGTTGAGGTTTTTGTGCGAGTTTACTTAACTCCATATCTTACTCCTTTATATCTCTATCTTTTAAATTGTGTATAGCACTTAAACAAAATGCTATTCTATTTTGTGCTTTGCGGATATCTCCTTCAGCACATCTAACTTCATTCTGAGCCTTTGCTATCTCCGACTCCATCGATTTCAGTATCTCCTGAATCGAGTGTTTGTTCCATATCTGCATAACTATTTACCTTTTCTTTCTTGGGTTTTTTGTGTGAACTATCTGGTAATTCTATGCCATGTTCTTTGGCATATTCATCTAGATCATGCTCTACACCATCAACAGTGATTACACGATCACTTCTACCGTGCCATACACCATCTTTATATAATCTCAAAAACATGTGTTTCTTCATAATATTCTCCTATAAAATAATCTCCCCCAAATGAGGGAGACTATTATTGTTTTGCATTCAACGATTGTTTACCTTAATTAAGGTGTAACATCCGTGCTTAGATCGCCATCCACTTCAATTGTGATCGGAGTAATAAATACTGCGCCATCTTGAGATGCGGTTGGAGCCAATCCACTCAAGAAACCTTCTCCTTGAATGTATCTAGCACCTGAACCTTGTCCCTCAAAAGCAACACTAAAATGAACATTTGATTTATTATTCTGAGTACCAAATAATCCATTATTTGCAACACTATTTGTTGCGTTTGCTCCATCACCAAAGAAAACATCTTCGTCTACTAACACATTCAATGTGATCTGGTTAGTAGAAGGTGTTGTAAATGCTTTTTCACTTGCGGAGTCTAGAGTTTTATATCTGACTACACCAGTTGAAGCATTAACAGTGATGTCTTGCATGAAAGGCACGACTAAACCTCCTGCGGCACCTGGTACTGATTGTGCTTGTGTACCTAGCCTTAGGATTGCTTTGTTTCCTGCTGTTACGTTCATTACTGCCATTGGTTTCTCCTTTTTGTTATACAGTTACAAACCGATAATCGAACTCATACGTTATGTAATCTGCTACGATTTCGGTACTTACCTCACATTCTTTGATATGAGGTCCACTTATGTCTAATCTTTCTGCTACAATGGTATCGATGACATTATCGATATCACTGGGTTGATTTTTGGCATCAACAGTTAAGTATGCTGTCACAGTAGTTTCTTTTTCATATATATCATTACCATCAAGACTGTTATATAATTCACTAACACTGAGGTTATCTTGATCTACATACACATTCTTTTTGTTTTTGATATCTAATCTTTCTCCACCACTATTCCATGGTAGTTCACTACTAACACTAACACTACTAGATGCTAGTGCAGTAGTTAAACCTGTGATTAAAGTGTCTCTAATCGCCATACTATCTTACTCTTGCCAAGTTACTTCGACCCCTGGTACGTCTAGTTTGACGGAATCTCACCATTTTTTCATCTGAATCAACGACTGAGTCACCATCTGAACTATACCAATCCATTATGTCAAGCAGTTCTCTGAATAAATCATCAAACTTACCTTCATAATATTGGATCTTTTGAACTTCTGCACTTTCTGGATTACCAAAGTCTGCTACTTTAGGCAAAATGTATTCTTTTAATGTATAATAACAGCACATGTCTGTGAAGTCACTTTTACGATTAACTATGTTATTTGGGTTAAATGCTGGTAAATCGTTTATGCTGTCATAACCTTGACCTGCATAACCCAAATATTCTCTCCATCTTGCACTTGCACGAATCTTTTCATTGATTCGATTAGTAGACTTTGTTGTTAAATCCTCAATGTAGTTGTCCAAACTACCTGGAGTATCAGGCACATCTGTAAAGTTAATCTCATTGGCTTCAAAAATCCTTTGATCTTTATCCTTTACGTCTAATGCTTCTGCGTAACTTAGTACGTTTCCTCCTGATACTATAAATGCCATAATCTAACTCCTATTAACCAGCAGATGCTAAACCTTGTGGTAAATTGTTACTTCTTACAAATTGGCAACCAATTGCCTGAGTAATTAGACCTTGCAACAAGGCATCATTTGCTAAATCTTGAGCAACTGAACCAATTGATCCACTTGAGATTCCGCCAATACCATTAAGTTCTTTAGCCAATGCTAATTCTTGTGCTGGTGTTACGAATGCCCAGTAGTAGCCTCCTAGTGTCGGAGAGTTACTTGCTCTTAGTTCTGCCACAGACGTAGAAAATTGGTCTAATGATGCACCGTTTGATCCACCAATTACTCCGTTAGTTGCAATACTTCTAATGAAGTCTGTTCTTAACTGAGCAAACCCATTACGTACTGTTGCAACTATGTCATGATCGTCTGACGAAACGTCGTTGAACATTTTAACTGTAGGTTGTCTTTTTACTGCGTATGCAACTGCTTCTGGTGACATAACTACTGCTAAGTCACAGTCATTGCCTAATGTGCCTGAGGCGACACCATCAGCACCAACGTTGACGTTTGCAATGTCTGTCAATGCAGTTTCTGAACCACTTAATGCGACTCTGAAACCTGCTACGTCTGTTGCTTTTGCAATAGCACCACTCAATCTTGTTACGATTGCGTTAGATACTGTTGCTAACCCACCATCTTCTAGTGCTTCTTCTGAGATTGTGCTACCTGCACCTCTTTTGTTCACTGTTAATGAAGCAGTTGTAGGGTTGAAGTTGAATCCGTCATTGATAAGACTAGTGCTTTCTGAAACACTTGAGTTACCTACGGGCCAACTGTTTGTTAGTGGAATCTGCATTTGATTGCCGATTGCACCTTCTAATGAATAGTTATTCAAAAGGACTGCTGGATTTGGTAATAATACTGCGTTATCGTAGTCATTGTATATTCACACAAGGTCGTTAATCTTGTATCGGCATCTTGCCTGCTAACAGTTTCCTGCTAGATTAGACTATATCATCATCCCTTAAGGATGTGTGGCACTTCGGACTACTTAGTCCTACTCCCTCTCGGGATAGTCGTTGCACCTTCCTAACTATTGCTAGGCTTGGCTCAGGATTGTCTTCAACATTACTTGCTAAGAGGTTCCCTGAATTCACCACATTCTTCGATAAGGATTTCTCCTTAAAGCCGCCCTACTATATTAACGGTATCAAATCTGCAACCACATTTGAATATAAATCACTAATATCACTTGTTGTAATTGCCATTTTATGGTCTCCTATTATAATTTATATTACTAGATAGATCTTATTTTACGAGTTCTATCCATGTGTTTTTTAATCATACCATCTGTGATTTGTTCACGTGGTATGTTTTTATTTGCATTTCGCACTTGAACGTATGCTGAACTGTATTCTCTATCAGTTTGCAGTCTCTTTGCATCGACTCCTCTACTGTTTGATTGTACGTCTGCAGGCGTTCTATCTGCGTC